AAAATGGATTTGTATGGTTCAAGTGATGCGGCAATTCAGATGGGGAATGCGAGAAGACAGCAAGTGAGAGACATGAATGATAGAATCGCTCAACACAACAAGGATGTTTCTGATAAGATTGCGGGATTGAAAGACCAAGAAGCAACAACATCAACGGTGAAAGATATTGAAGCAACTGGGAAAGCATTATGGACGGGGTCTGGAATGCCGGGTAAGGTAAAAGCATATCAAGATTATCGTGCGGCAAAACTTGCGGGAACTGCGAAAGGGACGAATGTTGTTGAGAATACTGCGGCGACACAGAGTGCGGATTCTCAGAGTTTCAGACAGAAACTATTTGGAAAGCAAGAAATACCAGCACCCACAACCGCTACGGAAGAAGGTGGACTTTCCAGAGTTGCCACGAGTGCAACGAAAGAAGCGGCGACAGATGTTGGAGAATCTATTGCGAGTAAAGTGGGGGGAGCAGCGGGAACAGCATTAAAAACTGGAATAAAGGATGGAGCAGAAGAACTCGGAACAACTCTTCTCGGAAAAGCGGCCAAGGGTGCGGGAGCACTCGGGGGTTTAGCTACGGGCGGATATGATATTTATGAAGATGTAAAAGCGGGTGGTATTGCGGGTAATAATAATTGGGAAAAAGCGGGAAATATTCTTCAGATTGGTGGTGCGGCGGCGGAGATTGTTGGAACTATTTTCCCACCGGCGGCACTTCTCGGGGGTGTTTTGGATTTAGCGTCCGCAGCGACAGATGAAATCGGACAGAAATCTGAAGAAGGTGATAAACAAGCCGACCTTGATAAACAAGGAGAAGATGCCCAAGAATCTACAGTATCCGCTCCAATCCAAGCAACTATCGCAACTGGGAGAGTTCAATAACTTTTTTGATAATTTTGTATTACAGATTATTATATAAAAGAAAGTATAAAATATGTCACAGTTTTGGAAAGTAGATGATTCAGTAAGAGTTGGCGAACGCAAGATATCTATCCCGAGTGAGAATGGACTCTCATATTCCCCGGGGCAGAAAGTCCAGATTATGGTTGACCCATCCACAAAGTTCATGGATGGTCGGGAAACTTATCTTGATTTCAATGTTAAACTTAAACTCCCGAGCGGTGGAACTCCCACCCGTCTCCAGTTGGACAAATGCACGAGTTCTATTATTCGCAATATTCGTATTTACGATGGTTCTCGTGGTAATCTTCTGGAAGAGATTTCGGATTATGCCACTTATGTTTCGGTGAAGTATGATTATGATAAGGACAAGAATATTGAGAATGTTCGAGCTCTCCGTGAAGGTTGTGCCGTTCATCAACCCGCAAATCGTGGAACAATTGGAACAAGCAAAACTGGAATGGCAAACACTCTCACCAATCCATTTTTCAAAAAGACTTCGGGCGATCAGACTTCTACATTTACGGATGATGATTTCTTGAAAGCAAAGGTGTGTATTCCACTTCACACCGGTATTTTCGCAGATTCCAGTACTATTTTCCCGGTTATGATGACTTCGGGATTATACATTGAGATTGACCTTAATGACGCTGAACTTGTTGTGAAGCAGTTGGACTCTGTTCTGCGTGATAGTCGCACCGCACTCAATCCCCTTTTTCACTCTGTAAACGGTTCATCCGCCCCGAATGATTTCGCAAATGGAGCAACTACATCCACCTTTTATGTTAGCACGGAGAACAGTCTCACGGGAACCGACCGCGTTTCAAAGTTTCCATTTGTTGTTGGTGAGACTTTCCGTTTCTGCCATTTCCAGAATAATGGCTCCGCCCCAGCACTGGATGTTGTCGCAAAAATATCTCAGATTAATCTCTCGGCGGCGGCGAATGGTTCTGCCGACGGTGGTCTTATTGAGATAAAGACGACTGCGGCAATCACGAATAACGGAGACGCTATTGAGAAGAGTAAGTATGTTATGTTTTCCACTGCGGTCGCAGATGCCGCCAGTTATGATGCGAGTTACGAAGTGAGTGATGTGAATCTCATAGTTTCTCAAGTGGAATTAGACCCCGCTTATGAAAGGGGTATGGTTCAGAAAGTCCGAGAAGGTAAAGCGATTGAGTTTGATATTGCGAGTCTCACGAATTACAAGCACAGTATTCTCGCTTCTGATAGACAGACTACTTTCCAGATTTTTGCTCAGAACTCCAGAGCAAAGTCTCTCTTAGTTGTTCCCCAAGATTCTACGGTTTACACTTCCGCTCAGTTAATCTCTGGGTCTGGAACTTATGTGATACAAGGCACCAATTTCGCAAACGCATGTGGGACTACAAAGAATCCCCAAGATTGTTGTCTCGCTTCAACTCGCTCGGGTTTAACGGGTATTTGTGACGAACTTAGCTCGGTTCAGTATCAAGTGAATGGCAAGAGAGTTCCATCGCGTGAAATTTCCACCCGAAAGATTGCGACAAAGAACTCGCTCGACGCGTTTCATATATACGAGTTAGAGAAAACTCTAGATAATGCCGGAATCGCTCCACGCTCATTCCGCAGTTTTATGGAGAACTTCTGTTTTGGTCGTGGTTTCTCTGCGGGTGGTCAGAACGGAGTTATGGATTTGAGAGACAAAGACCTTGCAGTTATTCTCAGATATCAGACGGGAACCCCACCGACAAAGGGAAAACTGTTTCAGAGTTACGTGTTTCATGTGCGCAGATTGGTGATTCGTGATGGTTCTGTGGAAGTTGTGCCATAAATATCAATCAAATAATTTTTTGTTAATTTTTACTTATAGTTTTTTATATATCTATCTTTATAAAAAGATATGTCAACTTCCCGCTACATTGAGATACGCCCCGATAATATTCCCGCCGATGGAAAGATTTCTTTCAAGAATGGTTTTCCCGTTCTTTCATTCACTATTTCTGCCCAAGATGGTCTGTTAGACCCATCCACTATTCGGGTTGTTGGTGATTTCGCCGCATACAAGGATAATCTTGCGACTCCCACTCCACTCACGGATGGTGATTTTGTTTCAATGAATAACAGACTCGGTATTTATAATGTGATTGAGTCTCTCTCAATTCGTGCCGGACGCTCCAAGATGGTTTGCGAATCTATCCGTCATTATTCCAAGTTTATGAATACTTACATGGCGATGACTTCTTCTCTCCAAGATCAGATGGGTCATCTCGGTCAGACTTGCTTAATTCATCCGAATGCCACCGCTTTCCGAAAAAGTGTTGTGGAAAGTCCGGCGGGAGCGACTGTTCCCCAGACGAATTCGTTCTCGTTTCATCTCCCGTGTGGATTCGTTCAGTCGGGTCAGATGGTTAATCTGAGACCCGATGCTTTTGGTGGTGTGACTATTGAGATGCTTCTTCAGCCCGATTCCAACGTTCTGTTTAACGCTTCGGGTGTCACTACGGGAATTGGAGACGCTCATTATGAACTTTCCAATCTGAAACTCACTTGCGAAGTTTCTGATATTCCCGAAGGTCAGCTTCAGAGCGGTGAGTCCGAAGGTGTTTATCAGTATAATACGATTACTTCTCTATACACTTCCATTAATTCTACGAATGCTCAGCTTCAGTATAATCTCGGTTTGAGAAATGTTCAGTCTGCTTTTATGACTTTTGTTCCCGTTGCTGATATTAATACACTCACGGCGGATGGTCAAGTCACCGTTCAGTTGTCGGGTGATGGTTCTTCAAAGGACGTTCTCGCTCCAATCCGTCGGGTTCAGTGGTTAAAGGGTGGTCAGAAATATCCCGCTGATTTTGATTATGTCTCGAATATTGTGGATAGTGAGAACACCGCTACTTCGGTGGTTGACCCGAGTTTAATCAAGAATCTCATTGATGCAGTCAGTCCCGATTATTCCAATGACCGCATATCTATCTCACCCGTTAATTGTAATCGCAATTATGACATGGCGGAGTCGTATACTTCTGAGAGTTCTTATCTCTCTATTGCGGATGGTGGTTCGGTTTATGGTCTCGGTGTTTCTTATGGAATCGGTGGTGCGGGTGAAGATTTCTCTCTCCAGCAGTGGGGTGTTTCTATTGAGAGCGATCTCAAGAGCGATAGACCGATGGGAGTTTATCTCTTTATCAAAGCAAAGGCGGCGCTCATCTATTCCCCGCAAGGTGTCCAGCTCCAGCAGTAAATGTACTAAAATCCCAGATTAATTTCTATACTCTTATTTTTCATTATTTTTCAAATCATATTTTTATATAGTGAATAGTATAAAAATATGGATACAATGTCAAGCGATCAGCAGTCTTCTCTTGAAGGAGAGTCTATTCCGAACTTTCTGATGTTGGAGCAGATTCCAGCAAACTATGTTCAGCAGATTGAAACCGACCTTTTAGAACCCGTGGTATTCACCCAAGGTTCGGCGACTACCGATGGTTTCTGTCGATTCACACTTCAGAATAAGGGTTTTCTTCACTCTCATTCCAAGTTATTTATTGCGTTAGAACCCGGTGCGGATATTGCTAAAGGATTTCTTCAGCCCCAAGTTGGAATCGGTCAGATAGTTAAGAAAGCGGTTCTTAAGATTGGAAACAAAGCACTCAATGAACTGGATTCGTGGTCGGGTCTCCATGCCGTGAAGTCTTCTCTGATAACAAATGAGAATAATTATGAGCGTGAAATGTTTACTACTGGACGTTGGTTTTCCCACGAGTTTGACTACAACGCTGACTCTCGTGTTTTCGCAGATGATTATTCTCTTGATACTGGAATGGAGAAAATCGGAGATGACCGTCAGCTCCCTTCGTGGTATAAGATGCAGTCTTCCGCAACTGCGGAATGCCCGAGTTTTCAGATTGACCTTTCGGACCTTTTCCCTTTCTTGAAGGTGAATCAGTTGCCACTTTACATGATTCGTGAACCGATTACTATTGAACTGACTTTCCAGCCAACAACAACGCTGAGACTTCAGACGGGTTCGGGTGACACTGGAACAAGCGCCAATATTGTTCGCGATGAATTGAAGTTCTGTGCCGATTACATCTTTTACGGTGCTACGGATGAAATGGACCGTTTTGAGTCTGCCAATCAAGATATGAGTTTCTCGTTTGTTGATTACAGACTTGTTGAGAATACCACCAGTCCCCCCGCACTTACATCAAAGGTTATTCGCAATTTGGGTATGGCGAATCGTGTTGTTCCCCGTATTATTACAACTCTTCCAGACTCCGCAAATGCCAATACTACTATTCTCGGACCCAATAACTCTATTGCTCCACTTACATCGGCATCGGGTGTTCAGAGTTCTGCTGCAATTCGATACAATGTGCGATACAATGATAGATTTGAATACACTTCGGATGTTGATAGTGTTGCGAGACTTTTCTCAAATTTCACTCAGTCCGAAGGTGTTCCGTTCATTGCTCGTGCTGAATATTCGGGTCAGACTGTTGATTCCATTACTTCGGGAACTGTTGAAGGTCGCGTCCAAGCGACTTCTCTCGACGGTTCTATGTTTTATCTCGGAACCCGTCTCACAAACGGTCGCGTCGGACAGCGTGGAATTGAACTCTCTATCTCGGGTGATTTCCCACCTTCGGGCGTTTCGGTTATTGACTTGATGAGAACTTACTGCGAGTATGTTCGTGTTGCTCGTCTGAGTGGGGGCATGATGGAAGTCTATAACGCTTAAAATAATCTCTCTCTCTATATTTTATTTTTTACTTTCAATCTAAAAGTGAATGTGTGCTACGCACATAATATTATTATTATTATTTCAAAACTATTTTAATTATATTGTATAACTATATAATTAAGATGCCATATCGCAAACCACCATCCAAGAGTGAGATGAATGCCTTTAGAAAAGCACAGACAGACAATCAGAAAGACCAGAAAAAGGTGAAGAAGATTCGTGATGCGTTTCGTAAGAAGCATGATTATTATGCCACGGGAGCAAAGGCGAAAGCGGAAGCGGAAATGGAAGCGGAAATGAAAAAGAAAACAGCACCCAAGAAGAAACCCCCCGCACCAAAGAAGAAAGGGGGTGTTGTTAGTTTCGCATTCTTGAAAGAACTATCACAAAAAAAGGGATTTGATTTCCGAGCAGATCTTGCCTTTGATAGTTTAAAGGTCGGCAAAAAAATGCGTCTTGATTTTGAAGATGGATCAAAAGTTGTTGAACTCGTATCCACAGATGAAAAGGGATTGACTTTTGATGTATACGACTCTGAGAAAAAAGTCACTCAGCTCCATGACGGACCGAATACTAAAGAAAACCCAAGTAAATATGTTCAGACTATTCTTGGAGATAAACAGAAAAAGGGTCTGAAACTTACTTGGGGTCAATTTTACGAAACTCGGAGAACAGCTAAATCTGTGAGAAATATTGTTGAAATAAATACGGGTCCGT